TTCTAAATATTTATCGGAGTTAAATATGTATTTAATTTTTTTACGATAAATAATAGCATGTATTACAAACACATAAACCAAGTACATATAGAAGTGACAGACAGATGTAATGCAGAATGCCCTGCTTGTCCAAGATCACATGGTGGTGGACAAGTAATGCCATATGTAAAAAACCAAGAATTAGGTCTAGAATACTTTCATATACTTGGTCGTGATTTTATTTCCCAAATAAGTAAATGGAACTTTTGTGGCACAAAAGGAGATCCTGCATCAGCACAAGAACTTTTTGAAATATTAGATTTTATATTAGACTGTAATCCAGATGCAGAAATAGATATTAGAACTAATGGTGGTGCAAGAAACGAAAAATTTTGGTCAAGGGTAGGCTATAGATTCAAAGGCACTAGAGGAAGGGCTCGAGTAGTTTGGAGCATAGACGGTTGGGGCGATAATAACGAAGTTTATAGAAAAAATGTAAAATGGGATAAGTTGTATGCCAATCTTTTAGCATACATAAAAACTGGTGCTCAATCAAAATGGGAATTCAGTAACTTTGCTCATAATCAACAAGATGTACATTTGATAAGAAATTTTTGTAACAAATACAAAATCGAATTATTTGAACGTGAACCATTTGGTTTTGAGTCTGTTAATACCGAAAGTAATGTTGTATATAAAACAATGCCAGTATATCAAAAAGTTAAAGATGTTAGTAATAAATTAGACAGCGATCTTGCGTATACTATTAAGCCATATGGCGTTAAAGAAGAAGACTTAGTAAATGAACATAATGAAAAGTACAGTTTGTCTAAATGGAAACCAGGTTTCTACGATTTAGATCAATGGCAACATTTAAAAAATTCTGATGTAAATATAGACTGCATGGTTAATAATGAAGATAGGCACGAAGTGTTTATGGATTCAAATGGAATGATATTACCTTGCTGTTTTACTGCTTCTAAATATGTGATGGGAGATGAGCAATTAGTAGGAATGTACGGTCCATACGAAAAAGAACTTACAGTTACAAAAGATAATTCTATTTACGATGTTCTTAATCACAAAGTGTTTACAAAAATAATGCCTGATGGTATGTCAGGTAACTTAGATGATAAAGCAGGTTACTGTGTAACATGTGTACAACATTGTAAGAATAGAAATGCAATTATAGACAATCCTGATGTTCATACAGGAGTTGGCAGTACTACACCTGATTAATTCTGATAAATAGTACATTATGCCAAGAATCAGTTTATGGAACCCGATAAAAACGAATGACTACAAGTTCACAGATAGAATTGTAGGCGAGCATATCTATGCGGGCGGTACTGGTGTAAATGTACACAAATACATAGGTGTAAATGTAGCAGACGATGGTTCTGATCCTACTAGACCTTCTGCAGAAGCAGGCACTAACAATGAAGTTTTTATTCAAGACTTATTATTTTTAGAAAACAGAGATAGAAAATACGATAAAGATATCTATGAATTAAGAGGTCAATATAATATTGCAGAAAACGATTCATACGATTTAACACAATTTGGTATGTTTTTAGCAAATGATACTTTGTTTATGAACTTTCATACAGAAAGTATGGTAGAAGCAATAGGCCGGAGACTTATGCCAGGTGATGTTTTAGAACTACCTCATTTACGTGATGACTTACTACTTGGTAGCGACGAAGCCATAAACAGATTTTATGTTGTTACAGATGGTAGCAGACCAGCAGAAGGATATGATCCACGTTGGTGGTCACACTTGTGGAGAGTAAAACTAGGTCCTATAACAGACAGTCAAGAATACAGAGATATACTTGGCACCGGTGAAGAAGAAGGCGACTTGCGTAACTTAATTAGTACCTATGCTAACGAAATTAATATTAGTAATAAATTACTAGAACAAGCAGAAAAAGATGTGCCATATGATACTCAGTACAGAGATACAGCACATCTATATTTTGATGACTCTGTACCTGACAAACCTGCACCTGGATTAGATTTCGGAGGAGCAGATGGATTACCTATAAATGGATTAAATATTGTAGGCAGTGGTTCTACATTTCCTACAAGCGGTACCAGTGACGGTGATTACTTTTTAAGAACGGACTTTAGTCCAAATAGATTATTTAAAAAATCAGGAACACGTTGGCTTAATGTTAGCACTGATAATACTGGTGTTTGGTCTGCGGCAAATAAAATTTTAAGTACATTTATAAACAACGATAATATTACTTCGGTTAATGGGGCTACAGAACCAGAAAGAGTAAATTTAAGCAAAGTTGTAAAACCAAAAACGGATAACTAATGGCAGGCAAGAATTTAGATTATTGGTACGACGAACAGATTAAAAGATATCTGTTACAACTTGTAAGAGTATTTTCTAATTTTAAAGTTAGAGAATTTACAAAAGACGGAATAAATTATAATCGTGTACCAGCAAGGTATGGCGATAGTAGTAGAATGGTTGCAAGTATATTGCGTAATAATTCTGAAAACGTTATTAATAGTGCACCATTTATTGCAGTTACAATACAAAGCATTCAACCAGCAAGAGATAGAACACATGAACCTTTTTTAGTAGACACAACACAGGTTGCAGAAAGGGAATATGATGCTGATACTAATACTTATAGTAATACTCAAGGTAACTTATATACTACACAAAGATATATGCCGGTACCATATAACTTAACATTTAATGTTGATATATGGACAACTAATACAGATACAAAATTACAAATTTTAGAACAAATTTTTGTTCTATTTAATCCAAGCATACAATTACAATCTAACAGCAATCCATTAGATTGGACTAGTGTGTTTGAAATTGAGTTATCTGATATATCTTGGAGCAGTAGAAGTGTTCCTGCAGGAGTCGACGAAAGTTTAGATATTTCAACATTGACATTCAACTCACCAATTTGGATTAGTCCACCGGCAAAAGTAAAACGTCAAAGTATCATACAACAAATAATAGCAGATGTACATTCATCAAGCAGTATTGCAGATTTAGGATATAGCGAAGATTACGCAGATTTCTTTGGTAATATTCCTGATACATTTGAAATAATTGTTACTGCTGGAGATTATAAGGTTCAAGTTACAGGTAATAGTGCAATTCTAATAGATGAAAATGAGCAACCAATTGCTTGGTCCAATATAATAGACCAACAAGGAAAATTATTAGCAACAAGTTTGCTAAAATTAAATATAGGTAACGATAGTGATAACGAACTAGGTTTGTTAGTTGGCACAGTTACATCGCACCCTACATCGCCCACAACATTGATATTCAATTTAGATGCAGACACATTACCTACAAATACCATAAATGATGTGAATAAAATTATAGACCCGCGAGAAAATTATCCTGGAGATGGCACATTAGATGCTGTAACAACTGGACAAAGGTATTTAATTACTCAAGAAATTACTGCATCAGGTTACCCGAATTGGAATGTTAATGCTGATGAAAATGATATAATAGAATATAACGGCAGTAACTGGATAGTAGTATTTGATGCTAGTTCAATAAGCGAAGAGCAATATGTTACAAACACATTTACTTCAAAACAGTATAGGTGGATAAACAACAACTGGATAAGTAGTTATGAAGGAGAATATAATCCTTCCTTTTGGAGATTGACACTTTAATGACTACTACGGCGGCAGGAGTTGTATTTCTTGCTAAAGACACAGGCAGATGTTTATTACAACTTAGAGAAGGCAACAAACGATTTAATAATACCTGGGGGTTTTGGGGAGGTATGATTGAAGACGGAGAAACACCTTACCAATGTATTACTAGAGAACTAGACGAAGAAATTGGGTTCGTTCCAGAACTACAAAAATTGAATCCCATAGACGTATATCAAAGCAAAGATAAAAATTTTTACTATTACAGTTTTGTATATGTAGTTGACGAAGAATTTATTCCTTCACTTAATTCTGAAAGTGCCGGATATGCTTGGATTAATATTGGAGTTTGGCCTAAGCCTTTACATAATGGTTCACATATTACTCTAAATAAAAACGGTGGGACAGAAAAACTACATACTATTCTTGAAATTCATTCTCGATAAATATTAGTATGAGCAAAGGCGAAATAATCGATTTTGTACTTTTGCGGATAACTACTGAACTAGACAAGTTCGAAAGAACAACTACAATTCCACATACACTACTAGAAGGTGCCATAGAAATAGACGAAATAAAAGATGTCTATTATAAGAAGTTATCTTCGAAGTATCAAAAAATATTTGATAAACTCTATAAAGAGTATGACCAAAAACTTGGCGAAAATATTGGTTCAGTAAAAAAAGCAATGAAAAACGATTATGCAAGTGTAATAAAAAATTTTCGCACAGAACATGATAGTTTTAGATTTAAACAAGTTATGAATTCATACCGTCCTGGTATAAATCCTGTAAGAGCATTATATTACCAAACACGAGATGTTGTACGAAGATATAACCCCGAACATCCTTATCATTACTGGTTAATAGATTTAGTTACAGATTTAGAATTTAATAATATTTTATTAGATGCTTTAGCAACTGATGTTAAAAAAATTGAAAAGATATTAAAAAGATATTATTTTCCGTTAATTAAACACAGCAAAGGAGTGCCATTAGAATTGTTTCATGCAAAACAACAACTAAAAGATTTTAGGCACTACTATTTGTTTTTTAGAAGTATAAAAGACTGGAAGCCAGACGAATAATTAGTATATTTTTCTTACGTCATATCCAACAGGATTTACAACTCGTATTTCGTGTTTAACACCTAATAAGTCTGTAAAAATTATATGTTTGGTTGTAAGTTTTTTTATTTTTTTAGCACGATAAGTTTTAGGAGCATCGTTTTGTGTTGTGGTTCCATCTTCCAGTATTCTAGTTTCGCCAGGGAAGAAAATAGTTATTTCCCATTCTTCTCTAATAAGTGTGCGCCACCAATGTTTAATTTTAGACCAAATACTGACCTTTATTAAAACTTCTTCTTCTTTTTGCTGTATTTTGTTCTGTGCCATAGTAGTATTTATCACTTACTAGTCTTTCGTTCTACTCCGTCCCATTCGCCTTTAGGCATAGGTTGTTTTATCCTATTTGAATAAAGTTCTGCTAAAGTATCGTTCCAGTTGTGCTCTTTGATAATCTCTATTTGATTTGCACATTCGGCCCATGCTCTGTTTTGATAACTATCAACCATTCTGTTTACAACTCTTGCATACTTGTGGTCTCTTAATATAGTGTAAATTGTTACAGGTGCTGTTTGACCTTTGACTGCAATTTTGTCTAGCATTGTTAAGTTTTCCGGCGTTGGTATTTGGTTTAATGTATGCTCTGTAAACATAAAGAACACACCATACTCTTTTGTTTGTGCTTCTAGTCTTGCCGCTAAGTTTACACTATCACCTAATACTGTGTAATCAAATCGTTGGTTACTTCCCATGTTGCCTACTACAGCATCGCCTGTGTTGATACCTATACCAACACCTAATTCCATGAGTCCGTCTTCTTTGAGTTCTTTATTAAGATTTTTGAGTTCAACTTCCATTTCCTGTGCTGTCTCTATTGCCAACTGAGCATGATTATCTACATCAAGTGGAGCATTCCATATTGCCATTAAGGCATCGCCTATGTACTTGTCTATTGTGCCTTCTTTACGCATAACTAAATCAGTCATCGGTGTCATATATCTGTTTATGAGTTTACCTAAACCTTGTGGGTCTGTTTTAAACTGTTCCGATATCGGAGTAAATCCACGAATGTCTGAGAACAAGTACGTCATTGTTCTTGTGTCGCCACCTAAACGTAATAGGCTTGGATCTTTTTGTAACTTTTTAACCATTGCTGGAGCAAGGTAATGCTCGAATTGTTTTTTAATTTGTTCACGTAATTTAAATTGTTTGTAAAAGTTATTAAAAGCCGCCTGTGTGAATACAAGAAAACCACTCAATACAGGAAATGTTGCGTCTAATAAAACTAAACTGCTGGTATATTTGTAAACACTAAAGTATGCTATTCCGCCTAATATAGTTAAACTAATAGGTGCTGTAAGTAGCAAAGGTAGTCTATATACTGCTAAAGCCACTAATAACATAGTCACAGACGCAATAAGAACCTCTATAAGCGACGCAAACTGGCTCCGCTGTATATTTGACCCATCTACAAAGTTCTGTAGCATGTGTGCTTGTATATGCTGTGGATACAAGTTACCACGTGGTGTAGGCACAGGGTTTGCTATACCTTCTGCTGTAACACCTACTATAACAAATTTACCTGCTAAGTCTGGTATGCTTTCTGCACCCTCATATTCTATTTCAGTAAATTCATTATTGAATCTTATATATGCTGTTCCGTTTGGTTGTGTTACTATCGGGTCGAATGGAGGAACAGCAACTTCTTGTATTCCTATTTCTGATGTTTTAATTATGTAACTGGGTTTGCCTGTTTTTACCCTTAACATTTCCACAGCAAAACTAGGATATATTTTATCACCTACTGTGATTGCTAATGGATATGTTCTTGTTTGATTATCTGGTTGTGGTGCTGAAGCATTTACTCCTTTACCATTACTAGCAGACTCTAATGTATCTATATTAGTAACCAAGTTAGGCCAAGTAAGCAAATAATCTTTTGCTGGAACTGGGCCTATTGTGCCTGTGCCTATATGAGGGCCTGTACTTTTTGTTCCTTTTACACTTGGTGTCTGACTTAATACATTATAGTTTACAGGATTTCTTCTTGCACCTGGAACGTTCATTACGTTCTGTTTCATCATACCTGAAAAACTTTCATCGCCTTGAAATCTATCTGCTTCTGGAAACATAATAGTCCAGCCTAATACACCACCGTTTTTCATAGCAACGTCTACTACCAATTGAGCATAGTATTGTCTTGGGAAAGGGTACTGTCCGTATTTTGCTAAACTTTTTTCGCCAATGTTTATTAGTACAACATCATCACTTTGTACTACTTCATCTAATTGTTGGTAACTGTCAAAAACTTGACCACGTAAACTTTGTAATGGCGTAGGATCGATTACCCTTAAAGCGAGTAATAATGCTATAGATAGTACTACCGCGTACCCGCTGTATAACCATTTCATACTAATATTTATCGTATTTTATTGCAGTTTTGCTGGGCTTTATCTAGTAATCTAAAGTTATTTGCAACAACTACTGAGTAAATCATATTAGTATCGTTAAGTTCATCGGGTGTGACTTCTTTCCAGTAATCGTTGTACAGTAAGCCTGGTAGCAACAAAAAACCTTTTGTTAATAATAATCTACTATTGCTCGGCGACTCCGTAAACAAAGGATTTACTTCTTTTACACAATCATACTTCAATGCTTGAGATGTTGAATAAACATCTAATAATTGAAATGTCCAAAATGCTAACCATTGGCCATTAGTAGCACGTGATGTCATATCAAATATTGGAATGTCACTGGTCTCTATCTTTTTACAAAGTTCAGGATTATTATCGCAATAATAAGGATCTAGTGGGGGATTATAGGTAAGGTCTAAAACAATTTCCTCTGCTGTTAAAAACAGAGGAAATGTTAGTGTTATGAATAAAAGTAATTTATTCACATTCTTTAGGATTCTTAGAGCAATATTCCATCACTTTATTGATAAGTTTTACTTGCTCAATAAGTTCTTTCATTTCCTCGTCAGTCACCTGCTCACTCTCTTCTGAGGGTAAGACTTTTACCTTTTCATTTTTAGTCAAAAATTTAAAAGGTTTAAAGAATGAGCGTGTTACTTTTTTGGCTCTTCTTTTGGTTCTTCTTTTGCGTCTTGAACAGCATCAGTAGAATCGTCAACTACTGAAGCAACTGTTTCAACTGTACCTGCAACTACATCACCAGCAGTTTGTCCAATACCAACAACAAGTTCTGCACCTGCTTGTCCGATTCTTGAACCTTCATCAACTACTGTTGTAACTACATTACTTGTAGTTCCAAGAACAACGTCAACTGTTCCTGCAACACCTTCTTGCACACCGTCAGATATAGCAC